GTCTGCCAAGTGCCGTCCACCTTTTGAACCTCAAGGAACAGTTCTCCGGCCCATTTCCCAAAAGTATAAAGCTCCCACGCACCCAGCACCCGCAGTGCCGTTGTAGTAGCCGTTGCCGTCAGCGGAAGCTGTTCTGTAGCCACTGCCCTGCGGTGGGTGATCTGGTAGTAGCTCCCAATGTTCTCGTTGGTGAAGTGGGCAACGGAGCTTGTCAAAGTGCCGCTGCCAGTCGTGACGGAACAGGTCATCGTGCCGGTCGTGTCGTTCAGGTCACGCATGGCTGGCCAATTCCATGCGAAGTCGGCAAGCGTCCAACTGGTGTCGCTGATCCGGCGAAGTTCTTGTGGGTGAAAACTTGGGTGCGTGAAGAAGATCAGGTTGTTCACCTGCACCATCTGGATGCCAAATAGCTGCGCCTCGGTCCATGGGGCGGCAAGCTCAAGCGGCACTCCACCAGACAGCACCAAGGCACCGTCCTTCCAGAAGCGCAGGTATCCATCACCAAGCTCCAACACGAACCGGGATGTGGTGCTGAAGTTGAACGGCAGCAACCGGCACTGCTTCGTGTTGTATTTGGCTTCCCCTAGATACAGCATTCCCGGACGACGACGCACCCCGCCCAGCGTCCGAGGAAGGAAGTTCCGGCATACCCGGCAGGCTTTCTTCAGCGACTCAAGGTCCACGCGACCCATCAGGTCCGGCGTAAGTTCCCCGGCGTTGAATGCATTGGTTAGTATCCGTGCCATTATGGGTAGATTTCAGTGTTTACGGGATCGGGGTAATTGGGGAACCCAGCACCGTATCTGGCAGAGGTGTAAGAGTCCATGCGTTCGTGGTACGGGATGACTCTTGTCATGGTCTCAGCGGCGTTGGTCTCCTCGGCCCTTGCCCTTGCCGGTGCAGCCAGTGCGTCAAGCATCTGGATGGCAGAGGTCTGGAGAGTAAAGGAAGGAGCAATCGCCTTGGCAAGCTCGTAGCCAAAGAACTCACAAAAGTTGGCATCCCACAGGCTGACCTGTTCCACTCGCCGCAGATATCGCAGCTTGCATGTGGTCAGGTTGGTCAGCACCTCGGTGCCCTCAATTTCAAACGGCACGCTACCCACGCCGGGAGGACATCCGTTGATCTCCAGCACCCTGAGACAGTCGCTGGGCAACGGATAAGCGTAGGTGTATTCAAACGCCGGAGCGGTCGCAGATGCCGTCAGTTGCATCCGGCGCACCGCGAAATTCCAAGGGTAGGCCCGCATGAGGTTGTCCCTGACCGCGTCAAACATCCGGCGCACATGCTCTGCCGTCACGGTGTTCTCGGACAGGTCTGCGATCCGTGCCATTCCAATATGCCCGAGGGCAAGGTTTGCGAGTGTCGTTTCAGTCATGAGCGTAAATAGCAAAACCCCCGGCCCGGCACAAGTCCAGGCCGGGGGCCAACCAATGAACCAATTTTAGCGCTTCTTGCGGTAAGCGATCTCAACGTCGAACGAGGCTCCGGCGTTGGTCGTGGCGACAGCGGTGAGGAAGACACGCAGGGCATCAGTCTTGCCAAGGACGGGACGAATAAGGGCGTCATTTGCCACATACGCGACCTTTTCTGCTCCGGTGTAAGACACGGCAGTGGTCAAGTCGGCAGCAGTCCCGGCAGCGTTTACTTTTTGCAGTTTTTGGGTGATGCTAAAAGTGCCAGTCACTTTGCGGTTAAAGCAAAGTTCTGGGATGATTTCAATGTTGTCAGCGGGAAGTTGGCTGGTAAGGACGATATTGCTGTCAGCGTCCTCAGTGCCAGTAAGGGTTACGCGGAACTTGGCGTAGCGCACTTCTTGCTCCACTGCCGCTTGATCGACAACGGTGTAGAGGGATGGTGTGCGGCGCTTTGTTTCAATATCAGAGTAGAAGGTAGAAGGCATGATGTTTTTCTAGTTAAGGGGTAGGGGTTTCATGGCTTGCGATTAAGGGGACTCGTCGCAGTAGATGACCTGCACTTTTTCGTCCTTCACACGAACTGCGCCGAAAGCAGCGTAGCTCATGATCTGGAGGGCATGGCGCTTGGTGGGAAGCTTGTCGATCTCAAGGCGCTGGGAGATCGGAGAGACCTTGAAGGCGGACTTGGTGAAGGCAACGCAGGTGCGGACGTCGGTGCTGGCGCTACCAGTGGTGAACAGACGGTTGCTGATGATGGTGTTGAAACCCATCAGCTTGGTCGGCTTGCCGGTCTGGCTATCGGAGAGCCACTGACCAACGATCTTGGCCCAGATGTCGTTTGGTGCGGAAGCAACGAAAGTGACGAGGTCCAGCTTCTGGCGAGGGCTGATGGCGAGGTAAAGCTCTTCCTGCTCGACGTCCACTTCAGCGGTCTCAAAGCGTTTTACGGCTTCCAGAATCTTGTACGGGGTCAGACCAATGTTGGTGGCAGCACCAGTCAAAGCGTAGTTGACTGCAATCTCAGAGGTAGCAGGAAGGGCAATGGAGGTGTTGAACGGATCGGCACCACCAAGGCTGGCGGCAGTGGCGGCTTCAATGAACACGGAGTCCATCTTGCGGTTCAACCCAGCCTTCATGTTCATGATGATATCAGAATCAGGAAGGGCCTGGGTGTTGAGCCACTGGTTGTCCCACTGGTCGCGCTTGATGCCAACTTCAAACTGGCGCTGGTAGCCTTTGCGCTTACCACCGCCAACGTCGGACGGGTTGCTGTCGCCAAAGCGTTGACCAGTGGTCTCGGCGGCTTCGATGATGTCGAGGTCAGTCCAAACGTATTCTTTGGAGGACCAAGCGGATTCAAGAGTGCCAGCAGAAGCAAACTTCTGATTGGCTTGTTGCAGTTCCATTTCCCATTGGGTGGAGAACTGTCGGCGGAAGTGATCGGGGATCGTGAGTGAAGCAGAATAATCGGACATGATGTTATGTGAGTGAGAATTTCAATCTCGCTGCATCATCCGGTAGGCCGATCTCGGGCCGTATCTGCTGCGCCGACTTGGTGAGTTAAGCCGGATGTCCGGGACTCAGTCGTGCATCACTACGGGATACCCTTATTTCCAATTGCAAGACAGAAAAAGAGCCGCCCCGGAACTTTCCAGAGCGGCCCTGATTCGATTGACGTCAAGTTGGTGATGCCTGCTTCCACAGTGCAGCGACCTTGGCTCGGACTGCTGCCGAGTTGGGGTGACTAGCGTTGCGGAAGGCTTCGTACTCTGGGTTGCTCTTGTCTCCCATGATTGATTTGGCGAGTTGTTCCGGCCCGAGGTTGGCAACGGCTGCACCACTGACCAGTTTCGACTCACCGAGTTGACCGGCAAGCTGGGCGAAGGCAGCAGTCATGTCTACTCCAGCAAAGAGTGGGGACTTGGGATCAAATAGTTCCCGTGCGTTGGGTAGATTCATCGTGGTCGCCAACCGGGCAGCAAGGGACAGGTGAGTGTCCACCTTGTCGCCCCAGCGTTTTGCCATCTCGCCCCGCTCGTACTCGGCCAATTGAGCCGCCTCCGCTTGCTGTGACGCCGTCGCACCAGTCAGCCTGTCCATGTCATACTGCACCAAGGCTTGAGCCTGCTTAGGGGTCAATCCAAGCTCGTGCGCCTTGTTGGCGAAGGCTTTGGCAGCGTCGTCGCTCCATTCCACGCCGTCAGGCAACGCGGCAGGCTTGTCGAACTTGTAGCCGTCCACGGTTTCTGGCACTCCGTAGAGCTTCTTGAGTTCACTCTGGTATGCCGCCTGTACTTCCGGCGCAGCATCAGCGGCAGGAATGGTCAGACCGGGCGGCTTCGCCCTGGCTGCGGTCATGTTCTCCTTGAGGCTCTTGGTGATTCCCTTGAGGTCTTTGAAGTTGGCAAGCAGGGCGCGATCCTCTTCGTAGTCGGCAGGAAGCTTGGTCTGCCACTCCGGCACGAACTGACCGTCCGGCGTGAAAATGGATTGCTGCCATGGCGCATCCACTGGTGCGGCGGCAACTGGTGCGGCTGGGGTTGTCTGTTCGACGGGTACTAGTTCTTCGGGCATGGTTGTGTTGGTTTTGGTTAGATTAAGTGGCCGTACTTGGCCTTCCACTCGACGACGGCAGGGGTCTTAGTCCCCTCCGATAAAGTCATCGGTGGGCACGGAGGGATCGGTGCCCTCGTGCGTTGCCCCACTTCCGCTGGTTCGTAGTCTTGCTTTGCGGGAGGGCTTACCGGCTTCCTGTTGTATGGCCGTTTCTGGCGTGATGGTTGGTTCATGGTTAAGGATGGTTGATGCGGTGGCTTCTGCTTCGCTGTAGCGCAGGAGCAGGTTGACCACATCGGCGCGGCCAATCTTGCGGTAGGTCTCCAGAGCATCCTTGCCCACTGGCGCAAAGTAAGGATGCGCGACGGAGCACAGCGCCTTCTTCAGGATCACGCCGGACTGACCGGAGAATGCACTGCGGCAGGCAGCGGCGAACTCGTCCAACGGGATCGTCTGGAACAGTGCCTGTTCAAGTGGAGTTAAGGTGCCCACTACGCTGCGCCTCCCATTGCTCCTGCGGCTTGCATTGCCAGTTCAGGGTTCTTGACTGCTGCCTCGGTAATAGCTTCCTGCTGCTGTGCCATTTGCTGAGCTTCTGCCCGTGCCTGCTGCATCATAGCCTTGTCTTCAAGGGATCGGAAGTACTTGGAAGGCACTCCTTTGCCGCGTCCAATATCACGCTGAGCAGCAGACAAGTCCCAGTCGTCCAATAGTTCTGGCTGGGCTTGGATCAACGGGAAGAACGTCTCAATGGTGCTGGCAAACGCCTGCTCCTTCTGCGCTTCGATGGCTTGAGACATCCGGCTGATCTGGATCGTCTGAGGGTACAGCAAACGCCACTGACCGGCGGCATCCTGAATGAAGGCTTCCTGCGGCGGTTGTGGGAACCGTCCCGCTTGGAAGAGGATCATGAAGACACGCTCCAGCAGTGGATTGATCAAGTCCGTGGTCAGCAGAGTGAATGCCGGTGAAATGCGTGCCAACTGCTCTGCCTGCCGTGCTCGGACTTCGGTGGCGGTGACTTGCCGTTCCAAGGACGCGAACTGCTCAAACAGCGGCATGTGGAAGGCCCGCTTGATGCGAGTGTCCACCCGGTTGACCAAGTCAAGTCCCACCCGGTAGTCGGAAGGATCGGCCCAGACTTGTGGCGCATCGCTCATGTCGCTGACCTGAGTAACTCCACCCGGCCCAAGGTCCACCATGCCAACGGCTCCGGTCTTGGTGATGACCCGAGGATTGACCTTCAGGTTGGCCATTGCTGCCATCAGGCTTTCAAGGTAGTTGCTCCCGCGAATGTCAGCAATTGACAGCATTGCAGGGGAGACTCCGTAGGGCGATTCCTCGCTCCACTTGAGCCAGCGACTAACCATCACCGGCATCGACTCAAAGCCGTCTTCCTTGACGATGGTCTTGCTGTGCTGGTGCAGGTAACAAGACGCAATCGGCATGCCCATTGGCCCACCGGCAGGGTTGCGGTCCTTGCGGTCCCGAGGGTACACGGCATGGATGAACTGGTGCTTTGTGTGCCGCTTGTTGCCTTCGACGTCTTTGATGCAGACGGCAGGTGCCTGATCTCCAAACTGCTCAACCGCTTGGTTGGCAGTAAGAGTGAAGAAGCGGAAGACGCGATCCACGGTTCCTTCGTCGTTCTCGGCACAGGCAAATGTGCCAGCGTGCCAGCATCGGAAGTTGAGCGGACGATCCTTCCCGGCTTCGGCGGACAGACCAACGGTGCCAAACGCACCAAGGTCCAGATACCCGAGGTGGACAGCGTGGTAAAAGTTGCTGTTGGCTAGTGCCTTGTGTGCTCTCGCGGTGCAATCCGAAAGCCACATGTTCACTGCCTCGCTGCCGTTGACTGACTCGTTGGCTTCCCACTGGAACCAGTTTTGCTGGCTTGGGGTGACCCATGAGGTCATGCCGCTTGCCAGCGTGTTGAGGGCATCGACAGCAACGTCAGACTGTAGCCTAGTGTCCTCGGTGAAACTGCTGCCCTGCTGAGTGAAGCCCAGCCTGCGGAGCGGCAAAGCATGGTCAGCGCACTGCTGCCAGATGCTCTGGAAGCATGACATTTCTGCCTGCAACTGTGCAGCCTCTAGGGAGAGTTTCTCGGCTTTTGCGTCCATTAGTAGCTAGTTGCGCCACCCAGCATGGCGGTAGGGTTGTTTGCCACCATGCCTGATGCCATGCCCTGCACTCCGCTCGGAGTCACGCTCTGATTGAACCCATACTTCCGGCGACGACTCATCCGCATTTCCCGTCCGGCGGCAGCAACGTCAGCACTAGACCGGGTCGGACTAGGAGCAGGCGCTTCGTATGTAGGCAACTGGACGGCTTCAGCCTGCTTCATCTGCTGCTGCATCATTTTCATCTGGGTGTTGAAGTTCTTCTGCGACTGCTGGTTCGCCTGCTTCTGCTGCTTGACGGCTTTGTCGTTGTTGGGTTTTTTCATCGATTTTGCTGATCAGGTTGGCCAATTGATACCACTTTGGGTTACCCCTTCGGTGGAAAGCAACTGCCAGTTTCTCCGGCCAAGTGCCTGATCGAACCAGACCAACGACGTGCCGCAGGTTTCCGACAATCATCCAAACGTACCATGCATCTCCTGCCGGATCGACCTGCCATGGATCGTCCAGCCGGTCCTCGGGCCAACTGGTATCAACTGACCGGAACAGCATGACGAACTCCTCTGAGGCAATCAGGATGCCGCCACTGGCTAAGTGAGCGGTAACGTCCTCAATCCATGACGAGCCACCGATCCCCTCGGTCAGTTCCTCTGCCTTGTCCCATGCATGACTAGGCACTGTATTTCTTGACGGTTGGAGGGGCAAAGAACTGATGACCTAGACTGTTCCGGCCCACCATTCCTTGCAACATGGCTTCCCCAATATAACGGAAGGCATCAGCAGTGTGGCTTGACCAGTCGTGGACAGGCTCATTGGCAATGTAGCCCTTAGCCTTGTCCTCGCGCCTGTGGTACCACTCCAGTGCGTTGATACCAGCAGCGCACTGCGGCAGTGCAAAGCGGCAGCGGGGCAGTACCTCGCGCATCCTGCTGATGCCGTGCCAGATGTTCTGAGTGCGGGGCACTACCTTAATGTTGGCAAGTCCGGCGTTTTGCAATTCCTGCTTGAACGACAGGGAGTTTTTCTGGGTAGCCTCGGCATCGTGCGGCAGTAGATGACCGGCGTAGCTGTAGCCCTTCTTGATCATGTGGGCCACTCGTTGTGCGGTGCCAAGTTGCAGACCGCTGTCATGATCAATGACCCTGATCTCCCCTCCGATCTCTTGGAAATACCATACCGCAGTGTTCTCCGGTGCTCCCAAATCCCATGCCGTCCAGACAAGCGATCCACGCTCCCAGACGACGTCTTTGGATATCCGGTTGTCGGCACGCGCTTCGTCCAGCAGATCAGCGTAAATGGCACCAATAAGGCCAATGGAGAAATCGCAGTAGTACTCCTGCCGGATCATCTCCTCGCGCATGCCGGAACGCCGCTCCTCCTGCACATCGTCGGCACTGAGTGCGCCAGTGTCCTCCACGCTGAGCCGCTCCACATGCCAGTCCGGGTTTTCCCGATTGGTCTCCAATAAGTCATAGAACCAGTTCTTCCCACGCGGCGTTCCGTTGAAGATGCACCATCCGCCGTTCTCCCGCAGGATCGGACGGATGTAGTCCCATGCCAGTGGGTTGTGCTGGGCTGACTCGGAGAAGATCACGCCAATGGGGTTGCCGCCAACGACGTCGAGCGTGTCGGTCCCGAGGATTTGGATCGTGCTGCCATTGACCAGCGTGATCTTCATCTGCTGCTCGTTGGTCTTCGCCACAAGCTCCGGCGGCAGGTGGTCGATGACCTTCATGCCTGAGTTGGCATCGATGTTGTCCCACATGGCTTTGCGCCCGAGGACGGCAGTGGGGAAGAAGTAGGCGTAGTTGCCCATCTTCTGTGCGGCCATTATGGCCATGATGTTCAGGAAGGTCTTGTCTTTACCCGCCCTTCGGTGCCACACGCAGATGCCCCGCTTCACGCCGTCTTGGCAGATGGCTTGCATGATGCCCCGCTGGTACGGTCGAGGCTCGAACCTGTGGGGCAGGGTGACGGTCATACCCGATTGATGGTGATAATCAACTTGTTGTCGGAGCCGTCCGGCCCGAGTTCGTTGTCTGCTCTGATGGCGGCGATCCGGTCGTTGTCCTTCTCTGCGCCTCTGGCGATCTGGGCGAGGATCGTGCGCTTTTCGATCAGGTCCATGACTACACCACCGGCTCGGTCCTCGGCTTTCATCCTGAGTCTCTGTATCTCAGCGGTGATTCCGGCTTTTTCCGGGTTGCGTTCTGACATGAGTCTTGCGCTGTCTTTTTCTGGGTTCTTGGATTTCGGGAATGCCTTGGCATAGGATTCGGTGACCCCGAGTCCTGCCGCGATCCCGGCTGCAAATCTGAGTTGTCCTGCTGTCATGCTTAGTAGTCCACGGAAACCGGGTTGCTGTCAATTTACAGTTCCCCTAGTCCGTACATCCACGGCATCTTCTCCTTCCCGCCAGAGATAAGGTTCAGGCGTGACTTCAGTTTACCGTATGTCTCCTCGTTGTACTTTCCTTTGCGGATGCTGACTCCTGCACGCTCTGCTGCGGCGGCAATGGCTTCGTCGTCGGTCTTGCCAGCACTGTACTGCAATGGTGCTTTGCGCTTCTTTTGGTGCGGAGCCGGTTCGATACGACTTACTCGTTCACTGATGGGACGCATCGTGTGTTTTGTCTGGCAGGAACATCTGCGACAAAGCTTGATGCAGTTGTCCCCCAGTTGTCGCATGAGCTTGGGAAGGAGTTGGACGAACTTCATTTTGCAGACGTCGCAGAGGAGCGCCAGCGGTTCGGTTGGATCGGTCATGATGGTTCGACGGTAATTGATTTGGCTGCACCTTGGCAGCGTGAGCACTGGACAGCGCCATTCGCTTGGGACATCCACTCGCCGGTCTTGCCGCAGTAGGCTCGGGTGCCATTAAGGGGCAGCAGGTGGGAGACGGCGCGGGAGTCGGTGCCAAGGCATGATTGCCATCGGTAGATGGGTACAGGAACCTCGCCTGCCTCTAGACGGGAGAGACAGGCGAGGACGTCGGCGGATCGGTAGAGCGGTCGCACTGTGGGAGTGCATGGCGCGATCCACCGGGCGGCAAGGAGTTTGCGGAAGGTGCCCTGCCCTTGGCCTGGCAGCATCTTCAGCACTTCGGCGGTAATGATCAGCAACTTCATGAAATCGCGTATTCCGCAAACTCCGGGATATCAATAGGGGATATTGCCCATCTTGCTGAGTACCCACTCTCCTCGGCTTAGACTGCCCCTCTCGGCATCTAGACGGTCCCAGTCTACGATGGACAGGCAGATGGATCGAGTGGTGACCTTGCGGCCATTTCCGGAGCCTGCTGGCCTACCGGGTTTGCGTTTGATGATGGTCTCGTATTGTTTCAGGTCGTTTGCGTCCATGGTGTTTGTTTTGGTTGATTAGATTTTTTCGTTCCAGAGCCGGATGCCCAACTTAACGGCAAGCAAGGTAATTGCGTCGTCCTCGGTTGGTCCATAAGCACTGGCATTAATGAAGTCTCTGTCATGCCTATACGCCATCCAGCGGTTAAAAGACTTGGCTCCGGTTCTTAATGCAATTACTTTAATCCCGTGCCGATCCATCCAGATCAGGCGAGGACTTTTGGTTTCTTCAACGTCGAATAGTTCGCTCATGGTTTTGGATTAATTGTAGCTGGCTTGTGGCAAGGCATCCAGTCCTCGCCGGGGCGTTTGATCTCACAATTTTTCTGAAGAGCCTCGTAGGTTGACCAAGTTCTTTCCCCACAGTTAATCTGGATTTTTGCGACGCCTGTTACCATCCACCATTCGGGGAATCCGATACCCCTGATGGCGCTCCCCGGCGGCACATCCTCCGGCCCCAGCGGGATCATTACTGGTTCGGGCTTGATGCGGTATTTTTCCGGGCACTCAATGAATTTTACGTCTTTCACATCATCCCAGACTATTGATTGTCCACACTCGATTCCATGCTGGATCGTTTTGCCCTCAGTAAGGGCTTGGACAATCGGGAGGTAGAGATACGCGGTTTCTTTTGTCATGGTTTTGGTTTTGGGTTGCTTGTAATAAATCCCTTCAGCGCTTTTTTGGTCAGCTTCTCGACGTTTTGCGGATCAAGGCATCGACCGCCGTCAAATGTTGCCCATGTGTGGATGATTTGCAGAGCCGTAATTGCTGCTTCAAACTCCTTCGCGTGAGCAATCCATCCGTGTCCCTTTAGGAGGTTTACTTGCTCGCGTAAAAAGCCGGAATGGGCTGTCTTTTGGGGTTTTGCTTTCATGGTTGCTCCAAAAGTAGTGCGTTTCTGGCAATGCAGCGCATATCATAAGCTTTAGCAGCAAGCGCATGCATGGTTGACCGCTCTGGGATTTCATAGATTTTTGCAATCTGCTCCAGCGCGTCGCGGAGTTTCTCGGCATCCTCAAACGGCACCCAGTCTCCATCGTCGCGCCGTTCCATTTGCCCCAGCGTGGAGCCTCCTTGGTCAAAGAATTGTATCGGGTCGTATCTGTTCATGGTTTTGGTTGGTGATGGGTGTAGTGCTTGTAGTTCGGATCGTTAACCCGGTGCCTGAGTTCGGCCTTGAGGTAGATGGCAAGGTCGAGGGCTTCCTCGTAAGCATGCTGGCACATGTTGTCGAGGCTATCGGCGACGGTGCATCCGTACTTCTTGATGCCCAGACGCTGCCTGTCAGCAATGTCCCGGATCACCTCAGCTTCGATGCCAGTGGCTTCCGGCAGAGTCCAGCCCTCTGGCTCCTCGTGGACGACGTTGCCATCTTGGCAATCGGGGTGATCGGGGTGATACCAGTAGGGACCGGCGGGGGAAGAATAGCGAATGAGTTTAGGGATGGTGGTCATGGTGGTGGTTTGGTTGGTGGTTGGCCGGGGGATCGAACCCCGGCGGGATGTTTAGCAATACTCAGCAACGCGATTGGAGCGAACGTCCTGCGCCCAGTGGTAGTCGTTGAGTTCTTCCTGCAAAGCCTCCAGCTTGGCTTCCAGTTCCTCAATGCGGAGCCATGGGTCGCTGTTCTTGCGTTCATGGACGTCTTCCGTTGCTTGGTCCCAAGTATCTGTGAAATCTTTGGAGAAGCTGTAAATGACGTCGCCGTCGTCGTCTTTGCGGGAGAAGTACTCGGTGACGGAGTGGTTGTGGCGGGAGTGGGTGGTGATTGGATTGCTCATGGTAGTTGGTTGGTTGGGATTGGTGCCGGGGATTGAACCCGGCTAAAATGTTTAGTCGCCAATTGAGTAGTAGTTTTCTTCAATGACTTTGCCGTCTTCCAATTTGAAGGAGGGATAGCTGCGTTGGCGTGCGGCGTTAAGTGCTTTGAGGTACTGCTCGGCAGTCAGTCCCTCGGGAGTGTCGAGGGCGCAGTAGCTGTAGTCGCCCCAGCTACCCTGCACATGGCGATCGGAAAGGTTGGTGCCTTTGCGGGTGCGCCAAAGGGCGGCACCTTGGGCACGGAGGGCAAGAATTGCGCGTTCTTCGGTGGTCAGAGTGGGGGATTTACGGCGTGTTTGCATTGGATTGGATTGGTTGGAAGTTGCTGGGGATGGAACCCAGCGGGGTGAATTAGGCGGCGAACTTATTAAGGATGTCGTTGATCTCGGCTTCGGAGTGCGCCTTGGCTTGGCGTTGCTCTTCCTGCCGGATGTAGTTGGGCAGGTTGTTCTCGTATCGGTCGTAACCGTGGAGGATGCCGCCGTAAGACTTGCCGGTGGTGGTGCAGCCTGCATACAGGCTAAGCAGCACTTCGACTCGGGTCTCCTTGTTGCGGCGGTTGGCGTATTCGTGCCGGGTCTTGATTTCCCACTGCCATGCTTTTTCACAGGCGTGGAACCGGCGGGTGAGTTGGTCACCGTTGACAAAGCGGATGAGGACAAAGACTTCTGGAACTGCTTGGTTGGTCATTTGGTTTGGCTTGTTTGGCTGGGTTAATTCCCGTCACCAGAGTACACGCCAATCCAATGCCGTCAACTACATTTAAGAAGTTTCTTCAATTATTTTTATCGTGCCCACTTAGTGATCCAGCAATCGCTTCAGCAACTCCACCATCTCCCACCGGGTGCAGGTAGTTCGCCGTTCCAGCCGGACGATGATCTGGGCGATCAGTCGCAAAATGGCAGCATCAGACATTCCGGCTGCATTGGCGGCACGGATCGTTTTGTCGGCGTTTGCGGTGAGTGTGTTCACTTCCGGTAACTTTCCCAGTCGCAGTTCACGATCCCGCCGCACTCGTTGGCCCGGTCCATTATGCGCGGCCCGAGGCTTTTCTGTGCGGTCTCCATCGTGATGTTCGCAATGATTACCGTTGGCAGCATCTTCGCGTACCGGGCGTTGATCAGTTCGTCCAACACGTTGTTTTCCCACTCGGTCCCGGCACGGGTTTGCGCCTCATCAATCACGAGAAATGGCGTCTTCTTCCACGCTGCCAGCACTGCCTCGCTGTCCTCGTTCTTGCCCCAGCATTGCTTCATGCGGGAGAATAGTTCGTAGGCAGTCAGGAACTTGCCTGGGCTTTTCCCGGCGAATATCCGCCGGAGTCCCAGCCATGTGGCGATCACCGTTTTGCCGGTGCCGGGGTTGCCAGCGAGGATGATGAGACCATCACCCATGGCGAGTGGTAAAAGCTGCTGCGCCCATTGCAGTCCAATACCCTCCATTTTAGGCACGCAAAGCAGTGCCCGCAGTGGATACCCTACTTTCTCCATATCCTCGCTGTTTGGTGCCTTTCCGGCGATTTGCGGGGCATGCTGGAACTTCTGGTGGGCATCGACTGCGCGTTGCAACTTCCGGGTGATCTCGAGTGGGTCGATTGCGTCTGGGATTTCGTTCATGAGTTTATCCTTCTAAGGTTAGTACTTTGGCTTTGATGGTGATCGCACCGTACCGGGAGGCTTCCTTGTCTTCTCGGTCGATTTGCGCGAATGACTTTGGTGCTGCCTTGGCCGGAGCCTCGGGCAGGAATGGAGCATAGCCCTGCGCCTTCCATGACCGGACGGTTGCTTTCCAGTCCTTGATCGGTGCCTTGCCGTTCGTCCATCCGTTGCCTTCCCATTTCCAATAGGCGGCAGCACCTTGACCGGCAGGGCACCCGAGGGACACGGCAAACGCCTCGACCTCCTCTGGGCATTTTGCCTTGGCAGTGTTTTTTTGCTTGGCGGAATCGCCAAACTCCTTCCCTTCCATTTCCCTTCCATTTCCCTTCCCTTCCACTTCCTTTCCCTTCCCTTCCCCACGTGCAGGATTTACGAAGAGTTCTGCCTCGTTTGTAACTTCCATGCATGCACGTGCATGCACATGCGTTTCCGTGTATTCCGGCAGGTTGGACTTCGCTTCCCGCAGGTTGATGCACTGATGGGAAAGGAAGCTGGGGATGCACCCATACTCACCGGATGCTCCGTAGCGCAGGATCATGCCGGTCCCCTCAAGGGCACCCAGCACCTCGGCAAAGTTCACTGACTCGTAAGGGAAGACCTGCACTCCCAGTTTGCGTGGTTCCCATTTGAACCGGCCTTCACGGTCTGCAATACACCAAAGGCCAATGAAAGCCAAGCGAACAGGCAGCTTGCTGGATTGCTCCAGTTCAACAAGCCCTTCATGCAGGAAGAACTCGGGTTTGATTGTACGGATTCTCATAACAATAAAAAGGCCACCGCCTCCAGAAAAGTTGAACCCTGCGGAACAAACGCAGACAATTCTTGGAGGGGTGGCAAAGTTTTCATGTTCTCAGAGCGGGGGTTCAATTCCGCATCCCATCGGGATACCGCATTCAAGCAGGTTCCCGAAATCGCGCAAGGATTATTTATCCAGCTTGTCGGTCCACTCCTGCGCGGCTCGGCAGGCATCCTCGACCGTTGGGTATTCACCGGCAGTGAAGATTTTGCCATCCTTGCAAAGCTGGACAGAGTACATCCTGATCGATCTTGCTCTTTTGACGTAGACCTTCATGGGCATGTCCCTGATCTTCTTGGTGCGCTTTTTCTGTGCCGGTGCCGGATCGGTTGGCGGATCGGGTAATGGTGCAGGCAGGAACCGCTTGGCTTGTGCTCTGGCTTTGGCTTTCTCTTCGTCTGTCATGGTCGTGTCTTAGTATGCCCATTTTGCGTCGCCGAGGATTTCGTCGCTGTCGGACCACCACTCGTCCCATTGAGCGTTAGTGGCGACGTCCCAGTTGGGGATTGTGCTGGCCGCGTTTTTGCCGGTCAGAGACACGGGAAGCCACTTGATGCGGTTGTTGGGATAGATCGCAATCTGTCCGTTCTCCAACCGGATCACGTTGCCTTCCTTGTGTTCCTCCAGCAGTTCCGAGTCGCCAACGTCGAGGATACCTTGTGCCTGTGATTCTGGCATGAAATCAATTGTGAACCAGTAGTGCCCCCGGATTGGTGGCGATCCCTTGCCGAGGTTGACCAGCACCGGGACGTCGTTAAGTTGGTCTTTCCTCCACACTTCGATGGCACCTGACAAACATTCCCACATCTGCACTTTATGCAACGGGAGTGGTTTGTGGTTTTCGTCCGGTTCAAACCAATACAAGCACTGCGGCGGAATCTTGTCATAACAAGCCGCGAACTTTTCGATCCAAGCCTGAAAACAAAACGGTCGGTTCCTCATGGCCCTGACAGATACAAGCCATGCCGGTTCAAATTTGGTGCCAAGTCCTCCAAAAGCATCGGATCGAATCCAGACTTTGGTCTTGGGGCAGTTTACATTTCTCATTGGTTTAATTGGTTGGGTTTAGTGCGGCCTTGATGGCGTTGATGGTTTCGATTTTAATGCAGTCAGCAGGCTGGCAATAGATGAGTCGAAATCCCATGCCAGCAGCCGTATTAAGCTTCTCCCACTCTTTCAGCATTGCCGCCCCTCGGGAGTGCCTGCCGTTGTTGAAAATACCGCCCTGAATTTCCAACGCCAGTCTTTGGTCCGGCCAACAGAAATCAAACCGCCATTTGCGGATCGGATGGAACTTATACTCAGCAACCGGGGCCGGAATTCCGGCTTGAGCTAGTGCAGCGAGGAAAAGGCGGTCTTGGATCGGGGTCATAATTTTGGCTGGTCGGTTTTGCATTTGGCCAAAAAACGATGCAGGAAATTAAAGGAGTTTTCAGCACGAGTCCCCCATTCGTCTTCTTTTCCGTTAGCCCAATTCACGCAGTCGTTTATTGCGGCGACGGCGTCGTTGCGCTCGCGCTCAAACTTGCGGCAGAGATTGAGCAATTTGACTATGTTTACGCTGCACTGCGTGCCCTCTCCTTCAAGCAGAATGTCTGTTTCTAAGGTGTCGCTCATGGTTTTGTGGTTGGTTTAATTATGCGCGGCTGGGGCAGTGCCTTTGTTGGTCCTCGGTGGCAACGTAACAGTCGCAACGGTAGATCATCCATGCTCCATGCCTTTGACCGTCAGGGGCAAACCACACGAAGGAAGGATCGGGCGATCCAAACAAAGTAATGGTCCCGGTCATGCCGTACCGCAGGAGTCCAGTGTCGTCTCCGACATAGATGGCTCGTCTCATTTCGGCTCCTCCAATTGATCGACAAGATCATCAAAATGACCCTGCCCTGTTAAGGTCTTCCGATTTAAGTCCGCATATTGTGATGCGTTAAGCAGTCGCAATTTCTCGTATCGGATGTAGCCAAGGGCCAGCACCTCAACAGGCAGGACTGAGGCGACCCTGTGGATGTCGGCCCTTAGTTTTTCTCGTTGTTCTGGGGTCATATTGTGGTTTCTGGTTTGGGTTGATGACATTCTTTATCATGCCAGCAAACGCCGCAAAATTCATCGTCCCCAAAGTATTCAGGACAGATAGGAGGAATCGTCCGGTGACGGAAATCCCCTGCATCACAGTTGCATTTTTGGTCCGCTTTCCATGCCTTGAGGACTTTCTTTGCTTGCTGCAAGATCGCTTCAGCTGCGGTTGCCTCTGCTTCTGCCTTTTCTGATCCCCAGCAATTCCAACAGTTAAGTTTTCCGCATGCTTCCTCGCCGCAGTTGATTACACGGGTGACAACGTAGGGCAAAATGTTTTGCAGGGATGCGGCAAGTTCGGTTGAAATGATCATGGCTTGGTTGGTTTCTTAGCGTAACGACGTTTCACGGTCGTGCAGGTTGTTGACGGAAATCCATTCTTTCATTTCCGCTTCGGCTTTGTCAGACTCATCCCAAACGGGACGCAAAGATTGAACCATGCCTGCGCCAACAGGCTTAGTGGAAATGTGCTCCATTTTGGGACGCCGGATCGTAAAGATCGTGCGGTAGTCCCTGCGGTTCTGAACTTCAGATGGGCACAGATTCTGTTTTGGTTTGGAGAATTTTGGCGGGGTCATCTTGGTTGATGGCATTGCCCGCCCCCTGATTTACTCAAGGAGCGGGCGAGGTTGGTTTAAGTTAAAACGGTATGGAATCCGATTCGTCTTGTTGGTAATTGTTGCTTGCTCCACGAACAGGAGTGGCTTGCTGCATTGGCGGACGCATCTGATTGGCAATGCCGGGACCGTTGTTCTGCTGGTTGTTGATACGGGTGACGTTGCCAACGATTGGCCCGCGCTCCCCGGCTTCCCGGCGCTCCTTGCCAAGGTCTTGTTTGACCATGCCGAAGTTTCCGTACTGGTCTTTCTCGTCGTTTACAAAAACGGAAAGTGTTGCGTAGGTACCCTTGTCGCCTTTGTAGAAAGCTTCTCGGTCCAGCTTCATGACGTCGATTTTAAGTGTGAGGATTTGAGACATAGTGTTGTGTGTTTAATTTATGTGAGAGAGAGTTTGGGAATCACCGCTGATCTGGCAGCGGCATAGTCGATAAGGAATTGGTCGAGGGAAGCGGAAAGCTTTGCGGTGTAGGCATCCCGGTGGACGATTGTGTGGAAGGGCTGCAAGCCGGGGAAGTAGCTGAAGAAGTGCCATGAGTTCAGCCCGGTCACTGCCATGCTGCCATGCACTTGTTGCTTGTGCTCGTCCGGCAATCCTCCTGCCATGATCCAGCAAACGTGGACTTTAGGGGAGGGGCACTTGATTTCCACGCCGCTCATGTATCCGCCGGAAGGTCCGGTGATCAGTCCATCAGGGCTGCATCCAACAACTCCGTCTGCGCGGGTGACAAAGCCTACCTCGGTCGTCTTGTAGTTGGTGTAGTCGTCAAATGCTTTGCGTGCCACCGGCTCAAGCTCGGTGCCCCTGTCGGTGAACTTATTGCCAGCAAAGTCAATCCAGTCCGGCACAAAGCATTCGCCGATCAACTCGGCAATGTATGCTGGCGCAGACTTGGACAGGTCTCCCTTGGCTGCGGTGATGATGTCCTTGAACCGGGACGCTGTCGGTCGTCCCCGGCGCAAAGCAAACCATGCGTCTGAACCCTGTATAACTTTTTCGTGAATGATCATAATGTTTCTGGTTGTGATGCCTTTGCCTTTGCGGCGAGTGTTGCTGCCCTTGCTTCCTCTGGGGTATCAAAAAGCCCAATGTAGATGGTCTTTCCGTTGTGCCAGTACTGTGCTTGGAACTTTCCTGTAGGAGTTTTGATGTAGTACTTGCAGTTGCTGTAATCCTTGTTGCGTGCGTTTTCGACAATTGAGACAATGCGAAGATTCTCCCGGCGGTTGTTCAATTTGTTGCGGTCAATGTGGTCGCAGACTTCACGGATTGACCAGTCAGGACGACGTCCGTAGGATCGCTCCAGCACCAAGTGGTGGGCAAAGGCACGGACGGGAGGCAGAGGTTTATTGTTAATCGTGCGTCGAGCGTACCCGTGCCGGTCGAGTCCCCACTTTAAAAGCCGGAAGTCGGCATCCTCATCGGAGAAGAGCAGATCAAGCATTGTCTTGGACCTCCTCGGTGTACTCCGTGTCACTGATCACCTGCCCCTCGTCCTTGACAAATTGCCCATCAATCATCTTCCCGGTGCGGTTTTTGATCACGTTATAGGCAGCTTCCAAGCACTTCTCAAATTTCAGTCCAGCCATTTCCGCAGCAAGAATCAACGTGACGGTGCAGTCGCCGATCCCATCCGCCAATTCTTCACGGTGCTGTCCCCATCCCGAATACGTAAACAGCAAAGCGGCATCCCGTGTTTCCGTAAGTTCTTCTTGGGATTTGCTTAATTGACCAAGCAAGGTGCCAAAACCTCCGGTTCCCGTGATGCCTTTGTCCAAGCCCCATTGGCGCACGTTCGATATTGTTTCGCTGATGTTCATTACGCTGCACCTCCGTTGTCATCGATGAAGTTTTCCTCGTCCGATTGCTCAGTGTCCCAGCTTTCAGTGGCTTGCAGGATCGTCACCGGGGCGGCTGCGAACGGATCAAGGGGCACGGTGCGTGCAGTGTTGATTTCCCGGCCTTTGGCGGGCCTCTCGCCGATCACAGCACCTTCGTCCTCATCATGTATGCCGGAGAAGCCAAAGGCGATTCTGGCGCACTGTATGATGGCTTTGTGACGCAGCATGCGGTGAGCCATTTTCCACGGCTCCGTGTTGCGTTTGCACTCGCTGTAATACTCGGTCGCTACCGTAGGGTAGCTGCGATCTTTCCGGTAGATTTCGCAGGTGCAGGAGATCGGCAAGCCGTCCGGTCCATCCTCAACGGTCGTTCGGATGCCGTCCATCTGCGAATGGTCGTTGATGATGCGAAGCCAGCCGTCGATTGAGACGATTGGGACGATGCCCCCGCCCTTCGCAGGGAAGGCGTATAGCTCCTTCAGCAAAGGATTGAGACCGTACACATTGGCAACGACAACCAAGGACAGTAGCTCCTCGGTGGTCGCGCCCTTGAATACGGTGCTGGTCAGCGTTGCCAGTAGCTTGCTGGGATCGCAGTGCAGCTTGCTTGCCAGTACGGCAAGGGCTGAGACCGGCGGGGCAGATGGTGCGGTGATTGTTTTGAGTTCAGTGGACATTGGTTGATTTAGTTGATGATTATTCTCCGGCAATCCCGAGGTTGGCTTCGACTGCAACAACGTCGCTGAGCCGGTAGCGCACGGCACGCTTGCCGATCCGGTAAGCCGTAATCTTTTTGTCTTTCCGCAGCCTCCACAAAAACATGGTGCTGACGTCCCAACGGGAAGCCAGTTGCTGTTGAGTGATCCAGATGGGGTCTTGGTCTTGGTTTGTCGTCATAGTAGTGTTGTGTTGTAATCCTTCCAGCCGCCTGACCCCGCTCCCCTCCAAGGGTTTGTTTAGATCAGGCGACTGGTCGGAAATTTTTAGTTCAGTCCGCGAACATTAAGTGCTCGCCACTCCCGGCGGATTTGCTGACGGCGCTGCCGATCCAGCAGACGACGTTCGTGCGAGAAATGCCACAGGATAAGCAGACCCAAGCTACCGAGGATTATGTAGATAATGCCAAGGAGCATGTCGCCTTCACCGGCTTTTTGCATGGCTTCAAGCTGCAACGTGCTCATTTGGATGTTCCTCCCTTGCTGTTGCCGCCACCGAGTCCGGCGAGAAACTGAAGCGTTGCTTCCTTGGCAATGTGTGACCGGCTTGTTCCGGTCTTGGACGCAATAAAGCCCAGCTTGAGATAATCCCTTGGGTCCAGTTTGAACCCAACGTGGATGCTTGGTTTGGTTTTGTTTAGTTCCATATGCCTCAGATGATGACACAAAGATTGCAGTCGTCAATGACTGTTTAAAGTCTTTTTAGGACATGGGCAAAAGAAAGCCCTTGAGCAGTCGGAACCACTCAAGGGCTGGGACGATGAACTTACTCAGCAGGATCAACCGGAACCAAAGCCGCCGCTTCCTTAGCCGCCTGATAAGCAATCAAATCCGGCAAACAAAGCGCAACCGCAGCAAAAGCATCCGCAGCGGAAGGAATCAAATTCACGGCCTCCCAAAACGGAAGCCTCACCTCCCGCCGATCCGAAAGAAGCCGGTCGCCAGTAGCCTGGTCAAATGGGACATACTCAACATAGATGCTGTCCTGCGCTCCCATAGACCGCGCACTGATGGCAAGGTCCATGATGTAGATTTCGTTGTAAACTTTCGACGGAACCTCAGGACGTTCTGCCGGAGTATCAAGTGGGATGGTAATGGTAGCCATATGTTATTAGGTAGTGGGTTGTGATTCAGCCTTGGCCTTCTCGGCTTCGGCAGATTCGATCTGAGTCAGGATGGCAATTGCGCCCTTCAACTGGATTTCTTCGGATTCCAACTGCTTAAGCCTCTCCCGCAGATCATGCTGCTCGGCGAGGTTGGCTTGGCGACTGGTGACTAGGTTTTGTTTGTAGGTTGGGGTCATGTGTGGGATTGATTAGACGACGCAAGGCACCCGGTATGCAGTCCCGGTCGAATCGTAGAGCGTCAGGAATCCGGTTGGGACGACTACAGTGGCAGTGTATGCGGTGTCTGTGGTCAGCTTGCCTTGGATGTTGGTAAATGCGCTGTCATCAGCAAGACGGGCTTGCAGGCTTGTGGTGCTGCGCTTGATCGCGGGGAATGCGGAGGTGGTGCCGACAAATCTGGTCAGCCCTGGTATGCAGCTAATGTATAGAGTGCCATCATTGGTTACTAGTTGCACCGAAGCTCCGGCTGCTCCTCCAACGATATTTGTAGTGCTGCCACTAAATTGAAGGCCCTGACTTGCCCCGCTCAATCCAGATTTTCCGTAGCCAAGTTCACTGGAAATAAACCCAGACAAATAAATATTCTTCGGCCTATTCGCCCCACTCGCGCCGATGTCGTAGAGGTTGTCTGTCACTCCCGCGCTCATCAAATGCCCAGCCGCAGAAATCTGCCAACGCGCCACCCCACCAGTCACAAAATCAATCGGCTTTGCCGCCATTCCGCTACCGCCCAGAAACTCAGTTCCAATATCTAGGTTGCCAGTAGTTGCATTCCAGCCCATCACGGCCCGCTCGTAAACAGTGTCGCTGGTGTAAGTGTTGTAGACTCGGAAGGCTTGTCTGCTGCCCCCGTTTCTTTGTTCAAGAATGTTGGCAGCGGTATTAAAAATTGTAGCATCTTGAAAACTTAACTGTCTACTATTTAAGATAGTATATCCAGCTCCTATTTGAATGTGTCCCTGCCCCCCTGAACTACTATTTATACGAATAAAACTAGAATTTGTTACAAACTGCCAGCCATTAGATAAATTTAATCCGCCAAACGTCGGCGCGTCCGTTTGGCCTAGGCCGATGGCGGATCTGATTCCTGCGTCGTTGTCGGCACGGAGCATCGAATCGACATCGGCTTTTACGGTGTAGTCAGGCATAAAATTATGGGATCAGGTAAAGGGATGAACCGTCGGGCTGGAAAAACTTAGTGTTGTCTGATTGGATGTAGGTGGACGTGCCGCCAGCAGTAGCAATCGGCGCACGAATGCCAATGCCAAGCTTGCCCTTGCCTTTGATCGACGGAACGGATGGAACGGATGATGGCATACTAGGTCAGTGGAGTGGCGTTGACTGTAATTGCGACGTTGGCCGCACCGGAGTGGACACGCACTGCGTTGGTGAAGTCCAGCACAATGGACTCGCCAGCAGCAAGCCGGGAGGAGTTGGCCGTATGGGCAGCAGACTCCGTGTTGACGGTGACCGTGCCGGGTTCCGCTCCGCTGGCTACCAGCGCCGAGTTAAGTGAATGCCCTTGGTGGAAGTAGCAGGCAACGGTGGCGCTGACGTTCTCAAGCAGGAGCTTGCCTTGGCCAAGCTGCGGGGTGAAGACGATGGCTTGGTTGTTTGCTGAAGCGTTTACGGTAAATTGCATAATTGTATTTAAGTGAGGACTTTGCGAAGGGATTCGTTGCGGTTCAGCCAGCCCTTCAAGAACTTGCGGAACTGCGGACGCTTGCCGAGTGCAAGGTAGTGGTCGCCACGCTGGCGCAGGACTGACATAGCCACAGGACCGTCTGGTGATGCCGCTGCTGCGGCCAAGGTCACCGGGCCTAGTCTCCCGTCGTCCTCGACGTTGAGAGCGCGTTGCAGCCATCGCACGGCTTGCTTGGTGCCGCAGTTGACTGCGCTATCCATCACTGCCCATGCGGTTCTGGTTTGCAATTGGTCGCCTGCGATTGCCCGCCAGTAATCGTTCCGGTAAATCTTTTTGGCTTTAGCTTCGGTCAGTGCGCGGATATTGACCGTTGGGTGACTGCGCTGATCGATCCCGTACTTCGTTGGTCCCCCTGAGTCACCGGGCACGTTCTCGTAGACCGTCCCTTCCCAAGGCAGCAACCAACGAAAGTACTGGTCGAAAGAGTAGTTCATTTGTCAGTCGCTTTTTCCCGCTCGTAGTATGCCTGCGTGGTCGTGACCGGCTGCGTCTCAAGGTCAAGGCTAGCGTCGTGGTAACGGCTCCGTGTGTTGTCCTGTACGTCCACTCCGGCACGGATTAGTGCGGTGAGCAACGATGCCATGGCAAACAGGCAGAACAGAATCAACCAGAAGTGGTCCTTGAAGGTAAGGTCTTCAGTATCGTTCATGGCATTGGAAGGACAGGGTTTTTGCCGGGACCATTGGCGACCATGTTGTACGCCTCTTCGGTAGTGATCAACGCAGGTTCTTCGGTCTTCGGCAGCGGCCAAGACCAAGTGCCGCCAATTTTGCCGGATAAATTGCCGGGTGTTCCGCTGCCGGGTAGCCCGATCTCTGCGGTCAGACTGATGCAGGAAGGCAGCGTGCCGCAAAGCATTACGGCGCATAATGTGAGGATGGTTCGTTTCATGGTGTTTTGGCGTCAACGGCACTGTAGCCCATGACGAGCACACCAATACCCACCAACGCCTGAGCAATCCAGAGATATTCTGGGGGCAGGCTCAGTCCGAGACCTTGACCAAGCGCAGCAAGCAATCCTCCGAAGGTAGTTTTCCAGTTTTTCATAGTTGTGTGTTTGGGTTTAACGAGCAGGACAGGGTAGTAGTATTCGGCGCTTTCCATGTGGGCTTGTTTGGGCACTCCGTGATTGGACATCCGTAGATGGCACGCTCCAAAATATCGATTCGCACCTCCTGCTTGTCCCTCGCTTGCAGGCACTTCTCGGAGCGTTGGAACAGGATGACGATTGCTCCGGTCAGGGAACCAATCGCGGTGATAATCAGAGGATCGGCAATTTCCATGGTTGGGGATTAGTGAATAGGTCCGATGAAGTAGGTCCGCTCTGCCTTTTGTGGTGCGCTTGCCGGGGAGTTCCAGACGGTGCTACCTGGCGCAGCACTGTCCACCCATGCATTGCCACGCATGTAGGACACAATGCCACCTACTCCGGCAGTGCGGGAGTAGGCATCGCCCATGCCGTATGACGTTCTCTCGACCTCATACATCGAATCTCGTACAATGTAAGCACAAAGCCCAAGTACACTAATGTTATGCAGCGAGACCCTGTCTTTCCAATTAAAGCGCCCGTTGGCCGCTGCCTCCCCTTGGCCGGAAATCATTACGGCACAACTGTATGCATAATTGGCGGTGTTGGTGGGTGGAACTCCGCTTTTGCCATCCAGTTCATAGACTGCGCTGCGTGCCCGGTCCATCATGCCGTAAGCCTTCACGTTTCGGACGTAGACGTTATTAATACCAGAGCTTTCCAGCACATGGACCCCGATGGTGGCACCCTCGATGTGGACGTCCTCGATGCTGACAAATCCTTGAGCCACAATCGCAGCGAGAGGGTAGGTCACAATCCACGCGGGAAGTGGGTAGATGATTGCCCCAGTGCCCGACAGGTCACCTGCCACCGCAACCCCGTAGTCGGCACTGATTGACTTAGCCACTCCGATGTCCACCGTGGTGACCGAGAGTTTGCAGTTATTAGTCCATTGGCTAAAGTTGATGGGGACCGAGTCACGGAACGTCGGACCCAGAATCCAACAATTGGAAATAGTCAATCCGTTTACGGTGGCGGCGGTGAACGCCTGCCCCACCTGCCGGTGACGGCAGAACCCAATTCCAAACCCGCTGGCGTAACTGACCACTACATCATCAATGATGGAGCACTCCTCCACCCCGGCTTTACTGGAGATGCCCGAAACGCGCTTGGCTCCAGTGCCGATCCTAGTCACGGGATTTACCCCGGCGTAAGCCAATGAGGCAGCATAACAATTAATACCAATGCCTCTCACTTGGTTCCTGTAGGTGCTCGCAAAGCGGGGGCTTGGTAAAGGCTCCCCTCCGATCCAGACCATTGCCGCGTGGTTCAAAACATCATCGACCGGACCCCACTGTTCAGCCTTGAGCCACTGTGCGGTGTCCCAGTTGGCTGTGCTCATCAAGATGGTTGTGGCGCTTCCGTGCCCTTCCAGAAAACAGCTTTGCGAAGCCATGTCAATCGGTGCCGAAACATCATACTGTCGTGGACCGAGAGATACCTTGATGCCGAAATTGGATGTTGCCAGCCGCCCCGCCCTGATCGCCATATTGATGGCGATATCGTGGTATCCATCAACTAATCCCCACCATTCCGGGTACACCTCGCCCCCAAAGGTTCCAGTAATTTGGCCGGAGGTAAACCCAGAGAAGATTTGACGACGATCCGCCACAACCGTTCCCATCAAAATAAGGGTACTTGCCCCAACTTGGGTGAACCTGTAGTCACCCATCACCAAGGTCTTATTGGCCCCCATCGTCATTGACACGCTCAGGTCGATGTCCTTGCGGACGTAGATGGTCAAAGCGGCAGTATCGGTAAAGGCGGCAATCAACTGTGACTGCGTGTGGACGTTACGCTCGTTGGATCGGATCGCTGGCATGATCTCCTGCCAGTCTCCAGCAAAGGTTGAGAGTGCCCGCCAGACGCTGCCGTTGTCGGTCTGCACGCCTAGTTGTCCCACACGGGCGGCAACCGTTGTTGCTCTTGCCCCGGCATCAGCAAACACTACGCTGTCCCGCGATCCGGCAGAAGGCAGTGTATACCCACCGTCGCCGCCCTGCATTGCCAGCATGGTCACACGATCCAGTGCCTGTTCAATGATGACACTCGAAAGCTTGCCGCCCTCTGGCAGGACAACCGGCTGAAGGTAATCCATGAACCGGAAAATCTGGACGGTAGTGGTCGAAGGATAGGCGGCAGTCGTCGTGACGTATGGTGCGCCGTCATCCTCTTCATCATGCACGGTGTAAGCAGACTCGGTCAGCACCGTTGGCGTTGCTGCGCCAGCCGCCTGCACTTGCACCTTGATGTCTGCGGAATCGAGATACGGGAAGAGGATCGGGTACGCTAAAGCAGTCGAGCCGTTGCCAGCGTAGGTTGTCGCTCGTAGTTCAGTATCCAGTGCCATGGGGGAGACTACGGGTTACCTTGCCGGAGGAAATCAAGACGGAAATCCTCGGCTACTTGCCCTTCTGCTCCTCGCGTAGTCGCTCCAGTTCCCGCAGGTTCTTTGCCGCCTTGTCCACCTTGGCTTGGGCTTCCTCCTCGGCAGTCTTCTCGGCAGGAGGGTTTAGTTCCTTGTCCTTCAGTCGGCGCATCTTGAGTTCGTGCGAGATGCTTTCTTCAGCGGTTTCAATGTAGTTGTCGAGCAAGTCGAAGGCAGTCGATCCCACCCGTGCCACTACCGCAAACCGGGCATCTCCGGTCATGATCGCAGTGCCAATTGCCGTGCCTCGGATGACGTCCGAGGTCATCTCGTAAGGCTCAACCTTGCCCTTCTCTGAGGTAGCCATCCGCACCCCGCGCCCTGCCCACGATCCGGCAGAGGTCAGGATGCTCTCGTTGATTGCTGGACCGCTCTTAAAGGCAGCGCCAACGGCATCGATGGCAGGTCCAAACATTGGCAACGCAGACCATGGCCCGATTGCCGCAGCAATGAGGTAGTCAGACAACTGCCAGTGCAGGGGATCAAAAACGTCGTCGGCATCGTCGTCGTCGTTGGCATCGCGCCATGCGTTGGTGATCGTCTGCATGATCAAGCCGGTAACCACATGGTCAACGATCACAAGTTTAACAAGCCGCCCCCAATCCTTCTCAGCGTAGGCTTCCATCTGAAGTGCCATTTTCTGCCGAGGATCGGATTGGAAAGAAAAGATCGCCCGCGCCATGGCGTTGCGCTCCATCTCCACGGTGCTCTTATCGAGGAACTCCGTTGGCTGGGTGACGTCAGCAATCGACTGCTCGGTCGCTGCCAGTGCCATCCGTTGAGCTTCCTCTGGGGCAATGCCATCCTTGAGGAACTCCCGTAGATGGAAATCGTAGGCAATGGCAACGGAACCACTGGTGAAGATTGCGTCACTGTATGCGTGAAGGGCCATGCCGCCTTCCATGAACGCCTTGAGCATACTAGGTCGCATGTTGGCAATGCGTGACATGCCTGCCTGCATTTCGGGACTCATCCCGCTATTGATGCGGCGTTGGATGATCTCGCTGCTTTGGAACGTAGAGCCTTTGCCAACCCACCAGTTGAGTCGTCCACTGAAGAGACGGAAAAGCCCTTTGACGTACTGGTCCGGCGGCATAACTCGGGCAGTGCCAAGCAAATTTAGAACGTTGGTAAAGGCGGATTTGAAGTTCCAAGCCAGCACTGCCACGGCCCGCGCCCCGCCCATGTTTGCCAGTTGGCTTTCAAACCATCCCGGCTTCTGGGTCAATCCGCCCTGTTCCATGGCATCCATCCACTTGTCCATCAACCTTGTGCCGTTCTCTCCGTGCTTCACTGCAAGTGCCCGCCGCATTTCCGGTTTGCTCATCACGCCCCGCATTTCCCGCGCAAGCTCAGCAAACGCTTTGAAGTGGGCTACCTGCCGCATGTGGTCGAAGAAGACGTCCACGGCATTTACGATCCGTGGTTCTGCTCCGTGCTTTTCAACACGCTCTTTAAGCATTCCGGTGCTCATTCCGCCCTGCGCCATGATCGGACCACCGCTCGGGTCAGGATTGGCAAGCTCTTTGCGCTGCTGACTCCAGAACGTCAGCGGTGAGTAGTTCTCAATTTGCGGCAGGTTCACGCCAAACATACCGGCGAACACTGCATTCAGGTCTCCCCACTCGGCGGTGTACCGGGAAGCGATCCAGTCGCGGATGGCTTTAGCCTCGGGCGACATAAACGCCTCCACTTGGTTGATGGTCTCCTCAGTGTACCCGTGCGCCTCCATTGGTGCCCGTCCCTGCGCCTGCCGCCACATAAGTGAGATGTGCATCGCCTGCCCTTGGGAAAGCATGATCTCGCTGCCCACCGTGCTGCCGCTGATCCTAGTCAGGGAGATCGTGTCCTTCGGTCGCTTCTCAAGGACGTTTGCATCCAGTGCTACTCGCATCTCTGCCTTCTCTGCGTCGGTGTATTGTTCTGCAATCTCCGGTGCCTTCCCGGCAAGGATGTTCTCGGCAGTATTGACCGGGATCGTCTCGCGGGACTTCTTCATCTTGTCCGTAATTGTCACGCCGGACTTCTCCACAGGCTCGACGATGTCGTCGTACAACTTCCGATCGCCCTTCCAGCCCTTGCCGTAGAGTCGGTCCTTCAGGTCGCGCCAGTCTTTCTGAAGTGCTTGGAACTCAGTGGTCCGTTGGATGATTGCTTTGCGTGATGCTGCCGTCCACCGCTTGAACAACTCGGAGTCCTTCCCAAACAATGCCCGCATGGCACCGCTGAATCCTGACGATCCAGCGCGGAACTCCCCAAGCTCAGCCGTTGAGTTGAGCCGGTCAGAGTCGGTGGTAGCTCCATCAAGCGAGTCTACGCCTGACTCCGAAAGCCGTGCGACTTCGGCAAGTCGCGCTTCCTCGACCATGCGCCATTTGGTCCGCTCCCGTTCGTAGTTTTCTTTTAGCCAAGTCAATGCGTTGGCCAAGTCCCGTGCCGTCCGGGTCTTGCCGTTCAGGTCGCCAAACATGACCGCAGCTTGCAGCTTCTCAGCCAGCACCGGCACCGCGTCAGGATCGTCCATGCGTGCCTTCTCAATGGCATCACTAAGGGCCATGATCGCCTTGTTGGTCTCCTCTTCGGACATGCCTGCCGCTGCCTTCACGGCGTCGAACAGAACGTGCCCTTCTGCACCCAACTTGCCGCCAGGTTTCTTGCCAGTGGCCCGCTTGGCATCGCCCTTTTTGATCAGGTCTTTGATCTGCTCGACGTAGTCTTTGCGAAGGTAATTCTCGACTGCGTTGTTCAGCTTCTCCACCCGGTCCTTGAGGTAGGCTTCCATTGCCTCGTTGGTCCGCAGCTTAGCCAGCGAGACAAAGCCTCCAACTTTGGTCCGTACCTCGGCAGGAAATGGGGTCAGGATCGCGTCCAACGTGGACAAAGCGTCCAGCATGTCCTGCCGTTTGGTCTGCTCTGTTTCCGATTTTGCACGGGTCTTGCGCTCGGCCCCCTGCTTCTCTTTCAGCAGTGCCACTTCCTTCGCTTCGCTTGCCTTGGCCGCGTCACCTTCCCGGCGTTGCTTAGTCTCTAGTGCCACCACCGCCGCACGCTGCCGTGCTTGGAGCGTGGTCTGCTCCAGCCTTTGCCGCACCTTCAGCGCATCCTTCTGGTCCGTCGTCCAGCCGTCCTCCTGTGCGCCTCCCGCCTCGATGTCTGCTTTCACGCTCAGGTCTTGCAGTGCCGCCTCATGCTCTGCCTTGAGTGCCTTCATGGCTTCCTCGTTGTCGCGCACCCTCTGCTGCTCCTCGGCACTGTATCGGTCGATAAGCTGGGCCATAGCGTTCGCCTGCTGCCCTTGGAACTTCTCTGCTTCGTCGCTGCTCAAAACTACAGCAACATCATCACGGAACTCAATGTCCCGTGCCATTTTAGCAAGTGCAGCACTCGCCCGCTGCATCATGTCAAACCGCACCTCGGGATCGATGGCGATTTCGTCAAGCCGTGCCATGATCCGTTCCAGCCTGCTGCTGCTTGCAATGCTGTACCCGTCTTCTGCCGGTGCTTCTTCGGGCATGTCGCCAACCTTCCCCTCGGTCCATGTCCACTCCGGCATCAGTCCGGTTTTCTGTTCAGCGAACACGGTGTCCGCAGTTGATGCTTTCCGGTTGGCCTGCCCGTACGGGCCATAATTAAGCCAACTGTTCTGCCCACGGGTCTCGCTAGTAATTGCCCCCACCGCACTGCCAGTGAACAGGCGAACGTGCGCCTGCCATGCGTTCTCCTCTCCTCGGCCACGGAAGCCAGCGCCTTCCAGACCGTGACCAAAGGCATCATGCACCGCTCGGAATAAGTCGTTGGCAAGCACCTTGCCCATGCGTCCGTTTAGGCCACCCCTTGGCCACTCAATGCCGGTCTCTTCAAGCATCCGGTTAGTATCCGCCGCAGCATCGCCGGAGCCAAACCCAACAAGTGTGGGAAATACTCCCATCTGCTGGTTGTTCCTGATGTCCCTTAGTGCGTTATATGGGGAGCTTGCGTAAGCTTCGTTGCCTGGGATTTTTGGGTCAATGAACCAGAACTTATAGCCAGCATTTACCAGTGCGTTGTACTGTGCGGTAGTCTGCCTTATCAGGTTATCATAAGCTTCCTTTACGGCAGGATCGTCCGGGGCATGTGGCATTGCCTCGTAGGCATCTGCAATCCGCTTGCCCCTGTCATCGTCTACTGTGGCGTATTCGGACTGGCGTCGAAGCTCGATTCCAATGCTTTTGGCGTAGTCTTCGGCAACGGTAACCAATCGGGAATCCGGCCCGTTAAAGCCTGGGACCGATGGCGTACCTCGTAAAGGCGCAGTTGCCCTAGTTCCAATTCCTCCTCCTCCGTCACCTGCTCCTGCTCCTCCTCGGGTGCTGATGCTGTACTGTTCTGTCCCAGCTTTTCGAGCACCTCGGCGAGTAACAGGTCGCCGAATTGGTCGCTCGACTCCTGCTGCAAAGATTCCACCTCCTCCAGGAGTTGCTCCAGTTCTCTCGTAGATGGTTCCTCGTTCTCGGAGGGTTTTGAGGTATTGGTCATATGATGCTGGTTCGGTTCCTGATTTGCGAATGGATGCTGCCCAGAGGGCGGCTTGGACCTGTCGCGGTTCCCACCCTATGCTCTGGGCGATCTCGGTCAAGACCTTTTCAGCCTCGGTGTATTGCGCGTCCGTTGGGGTCTTGGTGCCAAACAGCATGTTGGCAATGTGCCGGTCAACCACCACCTTCTCGGTCGCACCTTCCCCGCCTTCGTTGGCCGCTTGGTAGTTGGAAATCTTCCGCCCGGACAGCGCAACGTCGTCACGCCACCGCTCCAGATTTTTCAGAACCCCAGACAGCGCACCGGATTCTGCTTCCCCTCGCTTCTTGCCATCAAACTCTTCGCCCCGCTTCCAGTACCCATACATCCGCAGGGCAATGGCGACGTTGGCTTTGACTGAAGTAGCCTGCGAAGTGATTGACAGGATCGACTGAAACGCCGCTGAGTCTTCCCCAAAGTACTCGTCCAGCAGGTATTGGTAAGTGGTGTAGAAGTCCTTCCAGTCCTTGCTCTTGTCGATGGCATCAAGGATTTCATCCCGTGTCATCTGCATCTTCAGAGATGCCTTCTGCCGGGTGCTGATGCTGTAACCGGCACCCTGTGCCGCAATTGCCTTCAATGCCTCGTACCTTGCGGCAGTCAGCCCAAGTGTCCGAAGCTGGGCCGGGGTCAGGTTTGCGGACTCAAGAGTTTGGACAGTGGTATCAGTTCCTCGGGGTAGGACTCTTCCACGTCCAGCAGCAGGCCCGCCAGCACTTCCTCCGGTGGGGACATTTTCTTGTATTCCGTCACCGACTGCCCCACGAATTTGTGCAGCAGTTTTGTCTGGAGTGGACCGAGCGCCCGCAGTCTTTCGTTCGGCCAAGCTGAGTCCAGTCGGGTCATCAATAGTTTCTGTTCTGATTCCTCCATGGGACATGATTACCCGATCCGGCATCTTTTGTCCATCCCAACCTTGAGACATCCACAAATCCTTCAAGGCCGCTTCCTTGTGCGCCCGTTCGGCTTCGGTTGTTCCAAGCTTGTTGCGATCGTATGGGATGCGCTTGCCAAGTTGAACCCAGCCGTGCTTTGCAAACGCAGTGGGCAGCACTCCCTTTGGCTTGGCTTTGGTTGGTACGGCATAGACTTCCAGTCGATTTGCCCCTGCTTCAATTGCCCGCGCCACGATTAAAGGCAGCATGCCCTTCACCCCGGTGTTGTTAATTGCAGATCGCAGCTCCTTGGTGCCGTCCGGCATTTTGTGAATTGCAAAGGCAACGTCTCGTTCGGCGACTTCTTTGCCAAGGGCATACAGTTCAACGGTCCCGGCTTCTACTAGCTCGATCATTTCCTTTTGGGAGTAAATCCGCAGCGTGTTTCGCGCCTCAGATCGCGCCTGTGCTTTAAGAAATTCCTTCAACCCTGCGCCCTTTTCGGTATTTACTGTCAACCATGTGCCCTCTACCGCATCCGTAAGGGCACGGATCGCTGGCGGGTGAATGCCCATTTTACCTAAATCCTGCACGGACTCAATTGCCGTCATCAAGGTTTTGGTGAGCAACTGACCATCGATGCCTTTTGGAAGCTTGGTAAGCAGGTAGCCGGGGCGACCCACTTTACCCGGAGGTTTTGGCGGATCCATTTTCCGCTTTGCCGTGTTCTTGACGTCAGATGCGATTTTGAAACCAACGATCATTGCAGGGATCGCAACGTCCAGCGGGATCGGTGTTCTAAAGTGTGCAATCAATCGCCCCGGAATGATGGTGTCGTAAGACAAATGAGGAGGGACGTTAAAGTCGGCTGCACTCAGGTCATTACGCAGCACCCAGTTTCCGTCAACTTGCGTTGCCATTCGATCAATATCGATAAGCAACATCGACAACATCGCGCCGGGTTCCACCCCATGATAGGATTGGTCCCGTGTAGTCAGTAGCATTACGTCACTTACTGGTGCCCCAGCGGCAAGGGCTTCAGCGGTTTGCATAGCATCAAAAACCACTACCCGGTTTTCAAAGCTCAAGTTGCCAAAGAACCCAAGTGCGCCGGGGTCAGTAAAGCCAGGGAAAGCGGCCAAAGTACTGTTTTTGGAACGGATGTTGGCCAACAGCTTTTCGTTGTCTGCCTTGTTGATTACCCCTGTTTCAACAGCGTGCGCCATGTCCGCCACGAAAACTATGCCAGCGTTGACGTTAGACTTGTGGGTCTCCTGATCCATTGCGTTGGGAGCAAGCAAGGCATAGTGCCGCCCGTCCTTCTTGTCCTTCCAAATGACGTTGGTTTTAGCCATGTCCCGCAACAACGCGGCTACCCCTTCACGAGACGATGCCCATGCGGCAGTCGTTTTTGTAGGCTCCGCTGGGTTGTAGTTCATCAGCGG